GAAGGCGAGGGGCAGTTCTACAAGGACGGCTTGATTCGCGACTTCGAGAGCAGGACCGAGGCGCCCGTTTACAACCAATCCGCCACCCTGCGCCGCGGCACCGAAACGCTGAAGAAGTACGGGCTCATGCCCGAGTGGACCTGGGCCGAAGGCCTGGTGCCGGACATGCAGGAACAACCCCTCGAGCAAGGCCCCCGCGGCACGTTTAGCCCTGAGCAACTGCTGGTCACGCTGAACGAGAACGCCGACCTATCGACGTTCCTGCACGAGTCTGGGCACTTCTTCCTCGAGGTAATGGCCGACCTGGCCAGCCAGCCCAACGCCCCGCAGCAGATCAAGGACGACATGGCCACCACCCTCGCGTGGTTTGGCGTGCCTGACCTGGCCACCTGGAACGGCTACACCCTCAACGAGAAGCGCCCGTACCACGAACGCTGGGCCGAAAGCTTTGAGCAGTACCTCTTCGAAGGCAAAGCGCCAAGCGTTGAGCTTCAGCCGTTGTTCCGTCGATTCCGCAGCTGGCTGCTCAATGTCTACAAGTCGCTGACGCAGTTCATGCGCGAGCGCAACCTTCAGCTGGGGGACGACATCCGCCAGGTGTTCGGCCGCATGCTGGCCGTCGATGAGCAGATCGCCCAGGCTGAAGAGGCCGCCGGCCTGCTGCCCGATTTCGACGCCACCAACGAAGCCATCGAGAAACTGCAGGCGCGCAGCCTGCGCGATCTGAAGTGGGCGGTGAACGCACGCAACAAACGCATCAAGGAATTGCAAAAGCAGGCCAAGGACCTGCGCAAGGAAGTCGAGGCCGAGGTGCGTGCCGAGGTTGAGCAACAGCCTGTCTACAGGGCCATGAACTGGCTCAAGAAGGGCGAGACGATTGACCCGGCCACCGGTGACTTGATCAAGGCCGAGAAAGGTTTCCGCCTGTTTACGGAAGCCCTGGCCGAGATGTACCCCGAAACCATGCTCAGCCGCCCCGACCTGGCTCGCCTCAAAGGCATGACCAGCAAGGAAGGCCTGCACCCTGACCTGGTGGCCGACATGTTCGGCTTCGAGTCGGGCGACCAGCTGGTGCGCGCAATCCTCGACGCCGAGCCTATCGCCACCGTCATCGAGGGCATGACCGACCAGCGGATGCTCGAGCGGCATGGCGACCTGGCCGATCAGCGCGCGATCGAAGAAGCTGCCAACCAAGCGGTGCACAACGAAGCTCGCGCGCGAAGCCTGGCCACCGAGCTGCGGAGTCAATCCGAGATGATGAGCCAGCGCCAGGATACCGGGCGCACGGACGTGCAAGGTCGCCCCATTACCGTCAACGCGATCACCGCCGCCGCGAAGGAGTTCGCGCTCAACCTGGCTGCTCGCCGTCGGATCAAAGACCTGAAGAATGCCACCTGGCAGCACCGCGCCGCCGAGGCTCGCGCTGGCAAGGCCTGGCAAGCCGCCACCACCAAAGGCGAGACAGAAGCCGCAGTGCAGGCCAAGCGCGACCAGGTGCTGAACAACGCCGCGGTGGCCGCACTGCAGGACGCCCAGGTCGAGGTGCGCAAGACTCTCGAGTTCTTCAAGCGCGTGGCCAAGGGCAGTGATGAGAAGCTGGTCGAGCGGGGTCGGGATCCTGACGTCGTCAACGCTATGCGCGCCATCCTGGCCGCCTACAGCGTGGCCCCACGTCTTGAGAAGTCGGCGCTGGACTACCTCGAGGTGGTCAGCCGCAACGACCCCGCGATGTATGGCGTGCTCAAGCCGATCGTCGACGCCGCGCTGGTCGAGGCGGTGCCACTGCCAGAGATGACGGTCGAGCAGTTGCGCGGGCTGACCGACAACCTGCGGGCCATGTGGGAGTTGGCCAAGCGCTCGCGGCAGATGGAAGTCGACGGCAACCTGCTGGACCTCGAGGACGCATCGGCCGAGCTGTTTGCCAGGATGGAGCAGATCGGTATCCCGACCGAGGTGCCAGGCGAGAAGGGCGCTATCACCGAGAAACAAGAGCGCGGGCTCAAGCTGCAATTTGCCAAGTCAATCCTGCGTCGGGTTGAGCAGTGGGCCGAAGGGCTCGACGGCAAGTTCGGCGGTCCGTTCCTGCGCCTGGTGTTCCAGCCGATCAAGGACGCCGCCGACCGCTACCGCACCGCGAGGACCGACTACCGCAAGCGGTTTACTGACCTGGTTCAAAACCTGGCACCTGCGATGCCTGCAGGCGCAATCGACGCGCCAGAGATCGGCTACACCTTCGGCAACGCCCGCGACAGCGGCACCGCCGAGCTGGTCCACGCCATCCTGCACACCGGCAACGACAGCAACAAGCGCAAGCTCCTGCTGGGCCGTGGCTGGGCGACCGAGAACGCAGACGGCACGCTCGACACGCGCCGCTGGGACGCGTTCCTCCTGCGCGCCCACAACACCGGAATCCTGAACAAGGCGCATTGGGATTTCGCTCAGGGCGTGTGGGACCTGCTCGAGGAAACGAAACCCCTGGCGCAGCAAACGCACCGCCAGGTGTTTGGCCGCTACTTCGCAGAAGTCACGGCCAACCCGGTGGTCACCCCGTTCGGAACCTACCGCGGAGGCTACGTCCCCGCGCAGACCGACAGCCGCCTGGTTAAAGATGCCAAACTGCGCGAGCTCGCCGATGGTGAAAACGAGTCGATGGCCTACGCATTCCCCAGCGCCCCCAGCGGGTTCACAAAGGCGCGGGTGGAGTACAACAAGCCTCTGCTGCTGGATCTGCGCGCCCTGGCTCAGCACATCGACAAGGTGCTGCTGTTCTCCCACATGCAGGTCGCGGTCAACGACGTGCGTAGACTGCTGTCCCGCAAGGACGTCAGTTACGCCCTGGACCGCATCGACCCAGGCGCGTACGAGGGCATGCTGATCCCTTGGCTCAACCGCTCGGCCAAGCAGATTGTCGAGACCCCGGTGGTTGGTGACCGCAAGCTCTCGAGGTTCCTCTCGGCTGCGCGCTCGCGCGCGGGCATGGCGCTGATGTTTGCCAACCTGTCGAACACGGTCCAGCAGATCACCGGCTTCAGCCTGGCCGCGGTCAAGGTAAAGCCAGGGCTCATGCTGCAGGCCACCGGGCAGTTCGCCGCCAGCCCCAAGGCGTTCAAGCAGTCAGTGGCCGACGCATCCCCCTACATGAAGGAGCGGATGCTTAACGACATGAGCGCGATGAACGACGCGGTCGAGGAGATCCTGGTCGATCAGACCCTGCTCGAGCGCGGCCAGGCCTGGACCCAGCGCCACGCGTATTTCCTGCAGTCGGCTGTCGACAACACGATGAGCCCGATCATCTGGACGGCGGCATACAACCAGGCCATCGCTGAAGGTCAGAACGCCCGGGATGCGGTGCGCTTTGCCGATGGCGTCATCCGTCAGACCCAGGGCTCGCTGCTGCCGGAAGACGTCAGTCGGTTCGAGACGGGCCCGGCTTACGGGCGACTGTTCACCCAGTTCGTGAGCTACTTCAACATGATGGCCAACACGAACGGCACCGCGGTCAAACAGATCGTCGACGAAATGGGCATGCGCAAGGGTGCCGGCAAAATCCTGTACGTAGCGCTGGCCGGCCTGCTGGTGCCGATCTGGGTAGCGGAGGCGATCGCTCAGGCGTTCCGTGGGGGTCCTGAGGACGACGAAGGCGACGGTTACCTCGACGACTGGCTGGCTGCGGTGTTTGGGTTTGGCACGATCAAAGGCCTGGCTGCGCAAATCCCGTTCATCGGCCAGGCGGGGCAAATTGTTGTCAACCGGTTCAACGACAACCCGGCAGACGACAAGTTCAGTCTGAGCCCTGCGGTGTCGTTGATCGAGTCCAGCGTCAGCGCGCCGGCCAGTGTTTACAAGGCAATTGTCGACGACGGCAACGCGCAGAAGGCGGTGCGGGATGTCGCTGCTGCTGCCACCCTGATCACCGGTCTGCCGATCTACGCAGCCTCTCGCCCAATTGGATACATCACCGGAATGGCCGACGAAAAGATCAGGCCGGCGGGTCCGGTGGACCTGACTCGAGGCCTGATCACAGGGACCGCAAGCCAGGAAAGCAAGGTGCCGTGATGTATCCGTGAACGGAGCCCCTGCGCCTACCATCCCCGGTAATCGCAGGAGCCCCGTGCATGACGACCCCCTCAACCCAGCGCAAAGCCGGGCCGCTTCTTGGCACCGGTGTCCAGACCACCTGGCCATTCACGTTTAAGGTATTCGCCGAGACCGACATCGCGGTCACGATTGCGGATAGTTTAGGTGTTGAAACGGCGCTCGTTTACGGCGCCGACTACAGCGTCAGCCTGAACGCCAACCAGGAAACCAGCCCTGGGGGCACCGTCACCTACCCCATCAGCGGGGCCCCGCTGCCCGTTGGCAGCCGCCTGGTAATCATCGGGGACCTTGACTACGACCAACCCCTGGATCTGCCGAGCGGCGGAAACTTTTCGCCGTTGGCCCTCGAGAATCAACTCGATCGCATGGCGATGCAGATCCAGCAGCTGCGCGAACAGGTTCAGCGCGCGCTGCAAGTCAGTGTCACCACCAGCGCTGACGTGATGCTGCCGCCACCCACCGCGAGCCAGTTGATCAGCTGGGACTCTACGGGCAGCAACCTGGAAAACGTGCCACTTAGCTACTTGGCCACGGCTTTGGCCTACGGCAATTTCCGTTATGACACGTTTACCGCGGATGGCGTCCAGACGCAGTTTACGCTGTCAGTCGACCCTGCAACCCTGGCCAATCTGGATGTGGCAATTTCCGGCGTGGTGCAGGTTCCAGCAATCGATTACACGCTGATCACCGACAAGCTGGTGTTTACTTCGGCACCACCCAATGGCGCCGTTATTTTGGCGCGCTACGGGGAAGCACTGCCTTCTGGGCAAAGCGTCGGGTCAAACAACGTGACGTTCTCGCCGACCGGCACTGGCGCAACCCCACGTTCTGCCGAGTTAAAGCTGCGCGACATCGTGCACCGCAGCGATTACAACAACGACACCAATTTCAACAACGCCGCTGCGGGCAAGGTCGCTATCGACGCGACCAACAAAGTATTCGCCCAGCGGTTTGAAGGTACAGCGACGGATGACTCCGGCACGCCCGACGCGATCTTTCGCGTAGTACGCACGCACACCAACAGCGCGAGCCCACATTCTTTCAGAGATCAGACTGTATTCGCTCCGACTGCCGCCGGAGTTGCCGCATGTTCGTTTGACGCGGCGATGACCTCCAGCGGCTCGGCCAACATGGACCACACCATTGGGTTCCAGGCCCGAAACAGCCATGCCGGAAGCGGAACGCTGACGAACATGTATGGGCTCGGCAGTTACCCTATCGTGAGCTCGGGCACGGTCACCAACTGCATCGGGTTGGATGTCGCGGCTCACAGTGGGGCCGGCACTGTCGTCAATGAGTACGGCATTTACATCCGCAATCAATCATCGACGGCGACCAACAAATACCCGATCTTTATCCCAAACAGCCTTGGCACCAACTCCATTGGCGCGGCCACGAACTTCAACGGCTCCGGGGTTGTGTCGGTAGGCACCCTGATCAAAATGTTCATGGGTGATGGCGGCAACGGGTACAAATCCGTCGCCTATAACCACAACATGCAGTCGAACACGTATGACTACGGGGACTACATCCAGTCGATGTATTTCGGCCCGCAGGACATTACCTTCAGGTCTGCACCGGTCGGAGTGGCGGGGGCAACGCCTACCTTCACCAACATCGTCAGCATTCGCACCGACAGCACGCACGCAAACTTCAGGGCGTTTTTCCCAACCACCGACAACGTGTCCAACCTGGGTGTCAGTGGGTTGCGTTGGAAAGAAATTTTTTGCGCCAATGGCACGATCAACACTTCCGACGCGCGGCTAAAAACCGAAGTGCGCGATCTGTCCGCCCAGGAAATTGCAGCAGCGAAGGAACTCGCCAAAGCCATTGGCGGATTCAAGTGGCTCGCAGCGGTTGCCGAGAAAGGCGAAACGGCTCGCACCCACATCGGTATGACCGTTCAGCGAGCCATCGAGATCATGGTATCGAATGGCCTGGACCCCCTTGCCTATAGTTTTATTTGTTACGACGAGTGGGACGCGGAGTACGAAGACCACCCGGCGATTCACGAACAGATCGTCATCGAGCCCGAAGAAGTGGAAATCATTCCTGCGTATACCACCGAGGTAAACGACCAAGTCAGGATTGATGGCGAGCTGAGGAACATCGTCAAAACGGTTGAGATTCCCGAGCAACGCCGTGTCATCAAGGAAGCGGTTCTCGGTGATGGAAAAGTCTTGCAGGAAGCCTGGCGTGAAGTTAAGCGAGAAGCGGGTAACGCTTACGGTTTCCGCACCGATCAACTGTTGATGTTTATCGCTCGCGGTTTTGAAGCGCGACTGCGCGCGTTGGAAGGCGCGCAATAACATTGGTATCCATGTCTCGGCGGCGTCAGCCTAGGATCAACGCATTTTTATGAACACCGCTTGTGACATGACACCAGGACAGCACACCACCTTAGAAACCGCGATGTCTGCGGTCGGCAGCAAAGCAACGTACACGGGCGCAGGCGCCTGCGTGATGGGGGGCCTGCTCTCGAGTGAGATCGGCGTTTTGGTTGGCCTCTTCCTAGGTGTGGCCGGCTTCCTGATGAACTGGTACTACAAGCACAAGCAAGACAAGCGCGAACAGCAGATGCACGATTTTCGAATGACCCAGCAATGAACTTTGACCAGGCTTTCGACACACTGCTCCGGCATGAGGGTGGCTACAGCGACCACAGTGCCGACCCCGGCGGTAAAACCCGCTTTGGTGTGACGGAAGCCGTGGCTCGAGAGATCGGTTATCGCGGCGACATGCGCGACTTGCCCCTCGACCTGGCCAAGCGAATCTACCGCGAGCGCTACTGGCAAGCGATCCGAGGCGATGAGTTACCCGCCGGCATCCGCTACCTGGTATTCGACGCCGCGGTGAACAGTGGCCCTGGCCAGGCTGTCAGATGGCTGCAGCGCGCGGCAGGTGCCAAAGAGGATGGAGTGCTTGGTCCTGCCACCCTGGCCGCGGTGAACCAAGCCGACGGGGCAACGCTCACGCGTCGCTATCTCTCGCACCGGTTGCGGTTCATGACGAGCCTGGCCAACTGGTCATCATTCGGTCGTGGCTGGGCCAGACGCATTGCGGACCTGATGGAGGCGTGACATGTGGCAGTTGTTGATCCCCGCCATTACCCAGATCCTTGACAAGGTTCTGCCAGATCCAGCCCAGGCGGCCGACGCAAAACTGCGGGCCCTCGAGCTCGCACAGCGCGGTGAGCTCGCGGAGCTCGACGCTGAGGTCAAGCTGGCGCTGGGCCAGCTCGAGGTCAACAAGGTCGAGGCGGGGACCGACATGTTCCGCGGGGGCTGGCGCCCAGCGGTAGGGTGGACCTGTGTGGTCGGCCTGTTCTACCAGTTCCTGCTGCAGCCCTTGCTGCCTTGGGTCGTTACGGTCAGCGGGGGGCATGTGCCGCCGCTGCCAGCGATCGACAACGAAACACTGATGGTTTTGCTCATGGGCATGCTCGGCCTGGGCGGACTGCGTACCTTCGAGCGTGTGAAAGGGAGGGCATGACGACCCGCGTACCAGGATCAATGATCGGCCTGACGCCTGTGGGCGGCACATCCGACGACACCCCGCAGATTCAAGCGGCCCTCAACGAAGCAAAAACGACCGGCGGCGCGGTGTACTTAGGCCCGGGCACCTTCCGCCTCAACACCCAGCTCGTAATCGCCGGCAGCGCCGGCACTGCCGCGCGTGTCGACCTGGTGATGTCCAAGGCCACGATTCTCAAGTCGTATGTGACGGGCTCGGTGGCGAGCTACGACAGCGCGGGCTTTGCCATCGTGATCGACGGGTGGCGCGACTCGGCGATCCGCGGGGGGCGCTTGGACTACACCAATGGCACGGCCGGTATCCTGGTGCGCTGCCGGGCGGCTTCGACGATGGCCAACACCTTTGACGGCCTGCACATCTTCGGCGGTGCCACCAAGGCGATCCGCGAAACCGCGACCAAGGTGAGCCTGCGCTTCACCGGTAACGAGTCGGTGGCCGGCGCGGCGACCTACGTCAACTACTTCAACCGCGTGGTGGGCTGCCACTTCGACATCGGCTTCACGCACATCGACCTGCTGAACGGCGACTCGGGTGGCGGGCTGCACCAGCCCAACGCGCAGATCATCACCGACTGCCTATTCGAGCGTTACGTGTACGGCGTCTACGTGCAGGACAGCGACGAGCACCGTGGCGACAACCTCTGGTTCAGCCAAGCGGGCACGCTCACCGCCAGCGCCGGGGGTGATGCCGGCACCAACTCGATCGACATCCGACTGGACGGCACCTACAACGACTTCACCTGGACCAGCGAGCCGGGTGTTGGGGCCAAGGCTTACTACGTTAAGGCTACAGCCAACGAGAACCGCCTGGCCGGCGTGTTCAACAGTGGGACCGCTCCGACCATCGAGGCGGGTGCTGCGGGCGACAACCTGGTGTTTGACCGGCAACGCCTGGATGGCGTCAAGCGTTTGAACCACTTGAACCACGCTACCGACGGCGAGCAGGATATCAACCTGTTCGGCGACGGCGCCAACAGCCAAGGCGGGGCCGGGCGATCGAGCATGCGGATCTGGGAAGCCAACGGCACGGCGCGTAACCTGCGCCTGGGCTGGGGCACCGCAGGCAAGTGCTACGCGCAGGTGCCCAACGGCGCGCACCTCGACTTCGGCGGCACCTGGGAAAACCCGATCATGCTGAACGGGGCCTACCTTTGGGTCACCACGGGCAAGCTCTACATCAAGACCAGTGCGCCCACCACCAGCACCGATGGCACGGTGGTGGGCACTCAAACCTAACCGAAGGCCCGGCTGTCGTTGGCCGCCGGTGCGAGCCGGCTCACGGCTTCCTGGGCGATCGCCAGGTGCACGCGCAGGTCCTCAATCTCGCGACGCTGGGCGGTCAGCTGCTGGCGCAGCAGCACCAGGGACAGCACATGGCCGGGCTCGTAGCGGTCCCCGCCTGGGGATAGCAGCTCTCCATCGTGGAACCGCCAGCCGGTCCACTTGCCGCAGGTGCCAGGCAGATCCCCGAGCAAGAGCTTGATCGCCAGGTGCTGGCGGCCCGGGATCGGGGTCTTGCCGACCTTCCAGCGGTAGAGGGTTTTGGGGTGGATGTTGAGCTCGCGGGCCACGCGGCGCTGGCCAATGAGTTCAATGAGCTGTCGAAGGTCACGGCGGGGCTTTTCGTTGATCTCAAGCATCTGCCACAGTTTCCTTTAGCAGTCGCTACACCGTCAACCCCCATCCCGAGACGCATAATGTATAGACCGAGGCGGGGGCAACCCTCGGTCCATCAAAAAGTTGACCCTAATTTACTGCACAGGATCAAACACTTCCGAGCGGTTCTTCACGTTTTGCCTCATACGTGTAACGTGCATTATGTTCGCGTGCACGATGCACCATCGTTGGTAAAACACGGGCGAATTCCTTTAGCAGATCGCGGCTGCCGGCCAGTGGTCGGAGCTGTTGTGTGCCTCGACTCGGTCGGCTATCACGGCGGCGCGCTGCCAAGTGCTGGCCGGCTGGTACGGACCCTCCCAGCGCTTGCCGTTGCAATTGACGCCGACGTTGGTCGAGTCAGCACTCGAGAGCGGCAGCTTGCTGAACACCTTGGGGTTCAACATGCGCAGCCCATGCAAGCGACACAGTGGGCGACCCATCGCGTCGCACATCACGGCGAGCACCTCGTGCATACGATCCCACCAATCACCGACCCCCGGTGTTGGCCACTGGCCCGACGACCCAAGGGCAACCACCGGATACTCGTTGGCCAGGCGCTCGGCCCGCTCTAGCGGCTCGTGCAGGTGATAGATCGGCACGCCGCGGATGTGCGCCGGCCAGTCAGCGAGGAGGGCGTCGTTGTCTTCAGCGGTGCCGTCGATCACGTCGGGGATCAGCGCCCAGTCGAAGCCCGGGTGGCGGTGCCATTCATCGCACCAGTCGGTGAAGCCCTGGACGTCCAGCACAGCTCCGCGCTTCCACACACTGAAGGCGCCGTTGTCGAACACGAACGACTGGCAGACCTCGGCCACAACACCCATGTCGTCGCGCCGCGGGAACGGCACCAGGGCGTGCCGGCCCATCAGGAACCGCGCCACGTCTTGGCGCGGCCCGCTGATAGGAGTTCCGTGGTAGTGGATCATGCGCGCACCGAGCGCCTTATGACCCAGGCCCACACCGCACCGCCGGCCACTTTGGCCGCGAACTGCAGCGCCACGATGTGCGGCAGAAATCCGCCGAAGGCAATGGTCGGGAACAGCAGACTGTCCGCCAGGGCGCCGGCCGCGTTGCTACCGTTGGCACGCTGCAGAAACGGGCGCTCGTGCAAGCGCTGGTAGACCAGCGCATCGACCATAGCCGCGGCCATAAACGCGATTGCACTAGCCAGTGCGATCTGGCCAGCGGCAGGGTTAAGCAACCAGCTCACTGCGCCGGCGGCGGCAATCATGCCGAGCATGCGTGGCCACAAGGCTTTGCCGGCCCATCGGTCATGCAGTCCATCTCGCAGCGACAGATCGAGTCCAATTAGAAGGAACGAGTTCAAGGGCGAAACCCAGGGGCCGAAGGTGGCCACGGATAGATTCGCAACGGTGATGGCACCGACATAGATCAAAACAGCAATCACGATCAGCCTTTCTTTTGCTACAGAAACTTGTAGCAGTTGCTCAATCCCAAAACCCCCACTTGGTACGCATAATGTATATTCTGCCTTTACAGAACTGTAAAGGCAGCGAGCACTTAGGGGGAGCATCGTGCTCGCGTCGGTTCTAGCAGGTGCTAGAACTAGGTGCAGAATGCACCCGGGCGGGGGAGAGCGTCAAGTTTCGTTTGTGGAACGATTCTGTGGAATCTGCAGAACGTTCTGTAGAACGCGCTGTGCTAGCCAACCTGGCGGCGCAGCCAGTCCGACAAGGCCTGCGGCGGAATCAGTTGGTGTGGTGACTGCTCACCCAGGTTGGTGAGCAGCTTGTCAAACGCCTCGGCTTTGCGTTGCATGCGCTGATACTCGTCGAGAGCGTGGTTGATCGCTGCGTCAAATTCGCCCGACATGTTAGGCCCCCTTCTTAAGTTCAAATTCGATCAGCATGTCGATGACATGCCGGGCTTTCTCGAGGTCCTGCACACCCGCTTTGTCTCGAAACCTGGTCACGTATTTGATGATCGTGTGCTGACAGGCATCGAGGCCGTTGGCCATCGAATACTCCATCGGCTGGATCTTGAGCTTCGTGTAGTGACTGCCGCCCACCTGGGTCGTCAGTGCACCGGTCGGGGTCTTCTTGATAAAGCTGGGAATCTCGTCTTTCATCGCTTGCCTTTCATGTAGTTCATCAGTGCGTCTTGGACGCTTCGCTTGCTGCCTCGCCGCGCCATGACCGCCTCGTCGACAGTCCCGCGCGCCACGATGTAATGCACAAACACGGGCCGGTCTTTGCCGGCTTGCATCTGGCGCATGGGACCCACGCGCTCGAGAATTTGGTCGTGGTATTCCAGATTCCAATCCTGGGCGAAGAACACTAGGGTATTGCAGTGCTCCTGCAGACCGTCCACCCCGTGGCCCATGCCTGCTGGGTGGCCCAGCCACAGCTTGCCCTGGCCCGCCCTGGCTGCGTCCAGGTGGTCCTTGCGTGAGAGGTCCAGGGCGTCGGGGAATCTCTTCAGCAGGCGCCACAGATCGCTGCGGAATTGATAAGCCACCAGCAGCGGATCGTCGCCCGTCTGATCGGCCAGCTCCTCGAGGGCGTCGAGTTTTTCGGTGTGCACCTCGACAGCCTGGTCCGGCCCATACTTCTCCGGGTCCAGGTAAACCGCGCCGTTCGCCATCTGCAGGCACTTGATTGATTTCGCCGCGGCGTTGAAAGCTTCCACCTCCTGGCTGCCAAGCATCGTGAAGAGCTCACGCTCGAGCTCGCGGTACTTGACCCGCGCAGTCGCTGGCAGCTCCACCTCGATCACGTTGGTGACCGGGTCCTTGATGTCGAACCAGTCCTTAGGGTCCAGGGTCAGACAGATGTCAGCCAGGCGCGCGTGGATGTCTTCATGCGCGTGGTGCAGGATGGTGGGGACAATACCCGGCTTGCCACTGATCGCATCCTTGACGCGTTTGTAAGCGAACCAGCGCTCCTCGAAAGCGGAATATGTGCGGCCCAGGCGCTGGCCCGCGTCCAGGAACCAGGTCTGCCCCCACAGATCCTTTAAGCCGTTGCTCGCTGGCGTGCCGGTTAGATTGATCCAGCGCTTGACCTGGGCGTGCGCCACGGCACCCACCGCCTGGGCCCTGACGCCACCCTGCTTGAGCCTAAAACCTTTGAGCTTCGTGCTCTCGTCAGCCACGACCGTGCGGAATGGCCAGGCCTTGCCGGCGTCCTTGAAATGATCCCGAAGCCAGACCAAATTATCGTAGTTTGTGGTGTAGACCTGGGCGTCCTTGCGCAGCGCCGCGGCGCGCTGCCTGGCGTCGCCGATGATGGGCACCACCGACAGCCCGCGCAGATGGTCCCACTTCTGCGCTTCGTTGGTCCAGGTGTCGCGCGCTACCCGCAGCGGCGCCAGCACCAGGGTGGGCGCGTCCTCCCCCCATACGTTGTGCAACGTGTCGAGCCAGGTCATGGTGATCACGCTCTTGCCCATCCCCGGCTTGGCCCACAGCGCACAGCGGTCGTGTGCGTTGAGGTGATCCGTCGCGACCCTGGCGTAGGGGCGGGGGGTGTAGGTCCGACGGGTCATTGCAGCCCCTGGCTGTAGTGCCGCAGCTCGACCACCAGCGCCGCCTCGCGCAGACGGGACACCGATGTCTTCTTCATAACTTCGATGGCGACCGCGATGAAAGTCTCGAGCTCCGCGCGCTCGTCATCACCCCAGCCGATGAGCTCGGCCACGCAGGTGCGCAGCCGGTCATCCTTGAGCCGAGAGATTGCCTCGACCACATACTCGAGATCGTCTCGAGGCAGCGCTGCGCGCTGACGTAGCAACTCCGTCATGCGGTCAGCCTGTTCGGCCACGAAGTCGACATCAGGGCGCATACGCCCGCTGGCCCGGCGGCTCATGCTACGGTCTCCACCCGCAGCCGACCGTTGGCCGATGGCACCAGGCGAGCAGTGCCAGCGGTGACCCTGGCCAGCGCTGCGGCGCGGCGTCTTTCTCGAGCCTTGGCCTGGCGCTGCGCGCCGGTGAGCTTTTCGCGCTTGGCATCCTTGCCGACGCCGATCTTGTAAATCTTGATCGCGTCGCGACCCCGGACATCCTTCTCCCAGGCTGAAATGTATGCGGCCTTGGCTCGGTGCAACTCGCGGGTGTACTGCAGCACCGTCACGTAGTGCAGGCCTGTTTCGTCTGCCAGCTCCTGGCAGGTGTAAGTCCCCTCGAGCAGAAGCTTTACCAGTTGGGCCTGCAGTACTGCGCTCATTTTGATTATGCGTCTCATTGTTTGCTCTCCATGCCTTTGCGCAGCTCCTCGAGGATGCTGCATACCGATGACGTCCGATGACATACCACGCAGTGCCGCCAGCCCTCTGTTGTGAGCTGCCGCTCGATTAGGTGAGCGAAGATCACGAGCAGATTGTTGGTGGCCTGGTGCTCGGTGTTGAACCCGACTTCTGATGCCAGTCGAATGATGTCCTGGCGGTTCATGACAGCAGCGCCTCCACGCCCTCGAGCGAATCGATCACCTCGACTCGCTGACCCATGGCCCGCATCCGCTCGTGCTCGCGCAACTGGCTGGGCCTGGGCTTTTCCCCGGGGGCCTTGAGTTCGACCCATACCGTCGTCTTCAGCCGGCCACTGTAGAGCGATGCGTTGAATGGCAGCATGACCAAACGATCAGGCGCACCGTTGCGTCCAACCCACTGGACCTTGCGAACCTCACCGCCCATGGCTTTCACGCGCTTTACCAGGTAAGCCTCGATCTGGCTTTCACGCATGGAGGACCCCCACGATGAGAACAAACAGCGTGACCAGGGCCGCGCCCAAAAACACGTAGAGGACAGCCGTCTCGTAGATATCGTTTTTCTGGTCTTCGCCTTCTTCGTAGACGTCGTCGAGCCTTGGGTACTGTCGGCCAACCTTGGCCACTTTTACCGGGCATTCCCGGCCTTGATTGCAATTACAGTTACAGCAGTGCATGTCGCCCTCCCTGGCGTTGTTTATCCCTTGCGATATCGTGATGTCTCAAACCCCGCCGCCGCCAGCGGGATACCCACAGACCACGGCGGCTGAGTAGCCATGAGCCGGCCAAGTTCGTCCGCGTTGAACTCGGGGCTGTCCGGTGTTTCTGTCAGCAGCTCGTCGTGCACCGAGAGCACGATCTCGTACCCAGCCGCCTCGATTGCAGGCATGTTGTGTGCCAGGATGTCCCGCGCAAAAGCCTGGGTCGCGTTCTCGATGAGCTTGCCGCCATAGGTCTTGATGCGACCCCACTGGCGCGTGTACTGGTTGACTCCGAAGTAACTGATCTGCCCTTCGTCGTCGACGTCGGGATTGATGTAGCAGAGGTAGCGGCCCGATGGCAGGCGGATGCGCAGCCAGGCGCCATCGCGGCGAGCCTTGAGGTGTTCACCGATCGGGAACATCTCGCCCGGGTTCTTGATGGCCAGGCGCACAGCCTCACCAGCTGCAGCCCACAGGGCCTTGGTGTTGGCGTGCGCTTCGCGCCAGGCGGTCTTAAGCACTTCACAGGCGACGTATACGTCCATCGGCAGGCCCAGCGTGCGTTTCTTTTTCTGGGCCCACTGCCACATGCCTCGGGCGTTCTCGAGAGCTTCAGGCGAAGCGGTGGCCCAGACTGCTTTGGCCAGGTCCTCGAGGTTCATGTTGTAGACCGCGGCGAAGGTCAGGAACGCAGCCACACCTCCCTCATAACCCAGGCCCAGCTCCATCACCTTGCCGATCTGGCGCTTCTGGCCGGTGGCCTCGCGCGGGTCGATGTTGAACGACCGACCATAGGCCACTTTGTAGAGGTCTTCGCCGGTGCCCGCATCGAAGTCGGCGAAGGCCTTGAGCTTCCACCGCTCGCCGGCTAGGTAGGCCAGGCCTCGACCTTCAATGTTGGACAAATCAGCGATCACGAGCTTCTGGCCTGGTGGCGCAACGATGCAACCGCGCACCGCGTTGGCGGTCAGGCCGATGACGTTGTCGAACAGGACGTCGACATAACCACCTTTGAGCGCCTCGACGCCTTGGTCGAGGTACTCCTCGAGCAGGTCCTCGGCTTTCTTGAATGGAACCCGGAAATGGTCGGCCACCAGGCTGAGGTCAGGGCGTGGCATGTTCTGGGGTTGAAAGATCCGTCCAGCCCAGCGCGCTGTGCGGCTTGCGCCTGCGAACTGCAAGGTATTGCGCAGCCGGTTGTCGCCGCTTACCGCGTTGACCAGGGCGGTGTACTTTGCGGTCGAGGTCTTGGTGCTCTCGAGGCGAATCGATAGCAGCATCTTGACCCCCTCGGGCAGATCCGGATCCTCAAGCCGACGGCGTACCGTGTCCGCTTTCAGATCAGGCAAGTCGACACCGTACTCGCTGCAGATGTAGGCCAGCATGTCGTCGCGCTTGCTGGCGCTGGTGACCAGGCCATCGGTCTGGTCGACGACCTCTGACTTCAGTCGGCGCTGTTCTGCGGCCACAGCTCCAATTGCTGCCAGGGCGAGGTCGACGTCGACGGCGACACCGCGGTCGTTGATCCGCTGGTCGAGGTGCCAGGCCGCGAGCTCTGGGTGTCCGGCGCGGTAGTTCCAGGCGGGCAGTCGCTGGTCGATTGCACGCATTGCGATAATGTCCTGGCGGCTGTAGTCAAGAAACTCTGACCATTCTCTTGGATGTGTTTCACGCGTGGCTCTCCTGAGCGTTGAGTTTTTGGGGCGGGGCTTACAGAACAGCTGGATCAGCTCGCGCCCGCGCTTGTCTTTGGCCTGATCATCCGCGAGGCCGACGATCTGGCCGATCTTCTCGAGGCTGCCCGGCAGGCCGTGTGCCATGGCTTTGATCATCGTGTCTTGCCAGCGCTCGACGGGCACGTCGATACCCCAGCAGTGACGCAGCACTGTGCGGTCGAACATGCTGTTGTGCGCGATGACGGTCACACCTGGATCTAGCAGCAGTCGGCGCAGGATGTCCGGCACCCGCTTGCCGCCGGTCATGTCTTCAACCAGGGGATCCGACCCGTTGACCGCCCACTGAACGACGGTGATCTCGGTGCTGGGGTGCTCGGCGTAGCGATGGGTGCCTGCGGTCTTGAGGTCACACTCGGAGTAGGTCTCGCAGTCAAACCAGAGGATCGTCATTGTCGGCCTTTGCTGTTTGGTGAAGGTCGGCATGCCGACCCTCGCCAAACAGCCCTCTCTCGAGGGCTGCCCGGTTATCACGCGAAGTCGTCAGCAGCTGCGCCCTCGCTCACGTCCTCGAACTCTTCGCTATCTGCTGGGCGGCCAGCGCTGAAGCTGTCGCCATCACGGTAGAACTGGATGCCGCGCAGCTGGGCGTTGATGCGCTGCCCGTAGGCGTTGTCTTGAACCCAGAGCTCGATCGACGCGTTGACGTAGCACCCAGGGTATGGGCGGCCAGACTTGGCGGACAAAGGCGAGCGATCGCGGTCGACCACGGTGGGCGCTGCGTTCTCCTGCGCTGCAGCGCTGACGAAGAAGTTTCCAGCAAAGCCGTCGTACTTGGTCTTGGTGTCGCCATCGTGCAGCGCGACCTTGTCCTGCTTCTCCAGGCCACGCAGGATCGCAGCGGCTTTGTCGCGCCACTTGTCTTTTGCGACCGCTTCCTGCTTCTTGCGGATCTCCTCGATCTGGGGGTGATCGGCCGGGATGATCAGCGTCGCGGAATAGCGGGGCTTGCCCTCGCCGTTCACGGTGGTGGGTTCAAACAGGTTGGGGAATGCCAGGCGGACGTCTTTGAGGAGAATGCGGCCAATGGATTGGTTAGACATGGTAGGTTTCCTTTCAGTTGAAATCGGCGGTCACGTCGTTGAAATCGTCAGCGACCGGCGTGACCACCAGGGCCGGGCGTGAATCTGATTCGGGCGCCACATGGGCTTTCCCGTCTGGCTGGGTGATAAGACTTTGAAGCTTCGGCCACTGGCGCGGGCCGATCGTTCCGGCCTTGGCGAGCTTCTCGGCGCTTGCTGGACTGATGAGCTTGAAGTCGTACATCTCTGACTCTTTCAAACGCATTGCCTTGAGCAGGGCCTCGACCTCGGCGGGCTTGTCCCAGGCGCGGTTACCGCGTTTTCCCTGGACCAGCTTCCAGCCTGGCACTGCCTGGCCAGCGCGCAGGCGGCGCTCAGCCTCTGCACGCACGCTCTTGCACCAGTCCTCGATCAGGTCCACAGCGCGCAGCGAGCGGGCCAGGTCTGGCTGGCTGAAGGTCTTGGGGTCCGAGATATGCTCGAACTCGTCGACCGTTGCCGGCGCCTCGCTTACGTGCAACGCAACCTCCTGAAGCAGCGCGGGGCAGGTGGCCTTTGCCTTACAAAACTTGCAGGCCTTCTCGCTGGGGCGCAGGAATAGACCTTGGAATTCCTCCCACGGGCCATCGTCAAACTGCTCGGCGTTCTTGCAGGTGTTCACAGCACTGCGCGCAGTGCCGCGGCCCCAGGCCTCGAGCTCTTCGACACTGCAATCCCACTCGCTGGGTGCGCGCTTGATGCGAGGCTGGCTGATGGCCATGCGCACGCGGTTGAAGTCAGCGACCAGGCCCTGGTAAGCCTGCAGCGCGCCGAGACCGTACAGGCTCATCTGCGGGTTGCGCTCGGCGTCGACCTCGTTGCCGCGGCCGTATTTGAAGTCGACGACGATGATCTCGTCACCGCGAGCGATGATCACGTCCGCAGTGCCCCAGGCCTGGTCGAATTCGACGTCGAGGTACTGGCTGTAATTGACGCGGATGTCAGCGAACAACACCCCGTCGTCGCCACGCAGGTCGTTGCAATAGTCGATGCACACCTGGACGTGCTCGGCCATGTCCTGGTCGACCTCGAAGGTAAACCCTTCGACCTCGATCACGCGCCCAATGTAGGCACTGGCCTGGCGGTCTTCCTGCAGCGCCCAGGTGAGTACCTGATGCGCTGCCGTGCCCTCGGCGGCGTAGGCGTTGGTGTTGTCTGGCAGCCCCTGCTCGAGGACGATCTTGCCCGGGCAGAGCATGATCGATTCGAACTTCGAGGCTGACCAGGTGGAATGGGCGGCGGTCATTGGCGTTCCTGTTCGTTCATGAGGTCTTCAAAAGCATCGCGCGCGATCCGGACCATCTCATCGAAGTCAGTCAGTGCCTCCGGGTCCGGGTGGCCCGTGAGCTCGCCGCGGGTCTCCGCGGCTCGGTTGATTGCCCAGCTCAGAGCGAGGAGTTGTTCCAGCGTCATGTTCAGCCTTCCAATTCGGCGAGCTTTTCCTGAACAGCGCCCAGGGCCTCGGCCCACTTGCCCTCGGGCAGCTCCTTGAACGTCTTGACCCCGAGGGATGCCGCGACACCAGCTGCTGCCTCGCGAGACTTGCCGGCCAGGGCGAACACCGCCTTCTGCAGCGTTGCGTAGTCGACGGAGGAAACCGCAGGCGTGGGAGCCGGGGCTGGCTCAGGAGCAGCGACTGGTGCTGGCGCGGGTACCGCCGGCGCTGGAACTTCAACCGGCTTCGGAACTTCCGCAGGTGCTGCTTTCTGCTTGGCCTTCGGCACCGGGGCAGGCACCAGGGCCCCTAGTGCTTCGGGCTCAGGGCCGCCGACCAGGGCGCTGGCAGGGATGTCGAGCAGCGCCTGGCGCGCTGCTTCGATCGTCTTGAAATTGAGAGTGATTTCGACCATGGCTGGATCCTTTTGCAAATGAAATTAGATTGTAGCGGCTGCTAAAGCTTGAGACAAAACTTTTTGTAGCTTTTGCAGTTCGTCTTTTTGTAGCACCAAGCGGTACTGGGTCTGGCGTGCAGGCCTGCGCGCCGTTGGAACGTAGGACCAGAAGATCACGGCGGTGCCGTAAGGCCCGGTCTCTGTTTCGACTGCCAGTTCCCAGGCATCGGTCTTTTGAATAGTTGTCATGATGTCTTTCCTTCCGTTGCTTTTGCTATTGCGGCGCGTGCTTTTTGCGCGTGCTTTTGTACGACTCCCGGCTTAAATGCTGCCAGTTGTGCGGGATCCTCCAGCACGTCCTCGATGTAGGGAAGGGCGTCGAGCAGGGCGTGTAGGAGCTCCGGCGCGGCGGCGATCAGGCGGGCATTCTTTGCAACATCCCCACTGCCACAATCGCGCACTTCGGCGAGATAACCTGGTTTAGATCCTGCAATCATCCATTCCCCAGTCGTGGGGCTGGGGTTCTGGCGCTCCACGCGCCAGGGTCCTGGTGTGTACGTGCTCATTGCTTTGCTTTCTTAGGTGCGTTGCGAAGTACCTCGAGGACTCGGCTCTCGCCACGGCTCTCTATCAGTTTGTCCAGGGTCATCTTGGCTGCTGCTTTTGTGTCGTTGAGGCAAGCCATCAGGTTCATGTAGGGGACGTCCATGACCTTGTATCCACTGTTCCAATCGCTGACGGTGTATTTCCCGATCATGTCCAGCGACTCGTGGACACAGAACCAGTGCTCGACGTTGCCGATCCAGTGCTTGAACTTCTTGGCTTCGATCGGCGTCGAGTCGCCGCCATTCCTATGGGGTACGAACTTCACAGCAGGGCCTCCTCGGCGTCGGTTGGGTAGTTGTCTTGTTTGGGCTGGCGCTTGTTCCAGTCGGCTGGCAGCAGCTGCTTGCCGTGCTCGTCATACTGGGGGAACGGCCAGTGGGGGTCGTAGGTTTTCACCGGTAGAACTCCATAACTATCTGGTGCTGTGGCACCTTGAAATAGAGGCTGGTCAGCAGCACCGCGGCCTGGAATTGGCACCCGCTGTTCAGCAGGTCGAGGAGGTGGTTAATCCTGGTCTGTTTCATCAGAAGTAAGCTCCGAAAATGAGGCCGAAGATCAGGCCCAGCGCTGCAGCGAACAGGGTGTCGATGATTACTGCTCGAGGTGTGCGTTTCATGGTTGGTCTTTCTCAAATGTTGGCTTCGATCGTCTTCAATACTTCATGCCCAAAATCAGAGCCACTAAGCGCGGCCAGCCAATCGGCGTGCTGTACTGCGTATCCCAACTGCGTTGTCTTGCACCAGTCACCAGCCCCATCTATTTGGACCCGGTAGTCGTTCTTGCCTTCGTGCCAAACGCGGATAACAGCAGGCGGTTGTGTTTGTTTGTTCTTGGTAACCAAACGTGTCGTCATATCAATCTCCCTGGTTTGTTTATCGGCACAACGTGAAAAGATTGTAGCATCTGCTAAAACAGAAGCGACAAAAAACCCCACCGAATCTGTGGGGTTTTACCGCTTTCGCGGCGCTACCGCAGGGCCAGGAAGATCAGTTCTGTGATGCTCAACACCAGCACAAGCCCGGCTATCCGAAGCGCCGCGCGGGCGTTGCGTTGGGCCTCCTCGAGCGGGTCGTGCCAGAGCCCGCCGTGCTCTACCAGGTACTGGATCCGCTGCTTGATCTGCTCGTCGCTCATTTAATTAACCCCACTATCCGTTTTATGAATGGCTCGTCCACTCGCCCGAGCAGCTTCGTGTGCTCATATGCGAGTCCGACAAGATTCGCGTAAGCGTCAGGGTCTGGTTTTAGACCTGCGTCACGGATTGCTGCAGCCACCGCGCGGACACAGGCGGCTAGGGTCTCGTCGTCCACCTGGCGATTGCTGCCCGGGTGATCCTGGTCTATCCAGCCGATTGGCAGGCCGAGCTTGGTCTCCATCTCCCTGGCCACTCGCTCGCTGACGTCTCGGCTGGGGTTGGGTCCCGCCAGCTGGGCCAGGTACGAACCATTCGCGTGGCCGAGCTTCTTGGCCAGGCTAGTGGGCCCACCCCACTGGGTCATTAGGCTGCGCAAATTCTCGCGGCGTTTGTCATAGACGGACTGCATTTGAGCACCCTAGCAGATGCCAGCGCTTTGCTGCAATCGGTTTACTGCCTGCTAAACTCGGGGCATGAAAACGATCACACCCATGCGCAACTGGATGGCCGCGGCCACAGTTGCAGAACAAGAGCTCCTGGCTGAGCGCGTAGGTACATCCCGAGGGATGCTCTACCAGCTCGCCGGGGGCCATCGCAACGCCAGCGCCGAGCGCGCCCAGGCTATCGAGCGCGAGACCAAACTGATGGCCAAGGCCAGCAAGGGCCGGCTGCCGGTGATCTACCGCACCGACTTATGCGAAGCCTGCAGGTCTTGCGATTTCGCGGCCAGGTGCCTGGGCGATCGGGTTGTGGTGTCTGAATTTCCTATCGTAGACGCGCGTCAACTGGAGCTCGACCTATGACTGATTTCCTCGGTGGATGGGGCATCTTGATGTGCTGGGTGTGCTACATGCTGGGCTTCTTCACCGCGGCGCTGATGGCCGCCAACGGTCGTGACTGAGCGGCTCATGTCTGGCGCCCGTGTCATGCTGCCCAGTGGCAACGTCGTCATCTTGATTGCAATGATCGATGACGACTGGATCTGCCAGTACACCGAGCTCTCGAGGGCCCGGGGTGAGGTGGTGTTCTCTGCACTGTTCTTGCAGCGCTACAGCACACCAGTCTAAAAGCTTTACACGGTGCTACAGTTGGGGGGCCAAACCGTTTACTGTCCCGCCATGGGTGGGGGATCCGGCCCGTGGACAGCGGGTGGGTTTGGCGACTTTACGGATTCCCCACCCATGGCGCCTTTGAAAGTCGCCAATGAAAAAATTGTTTCGCCGGGGGGTGCATGTCTAACGTGGCCCACATCACTCCACATTTGCGCAACGTCGAAGCCCCCGCCGCCATCAGAGATTTATCCGCATGGGTAGTCTGGCGGTTTGAAGCTGTCCCAGGGGGCGGCAAACCTCGCAAGGTTCCTTACTACGCAAACGGCGGTCGACGTCACGGAGAACAAGGCGTATCTCGAGACGTGGCCCAACTTGTCACGTTCGACGCCGCACGCGCTGCCGCAGCCCGTCGAGGGTTTGATGGCGTTGGGTTTGCTGCTCTACCTCAGTTCGGCATTTGCGCTCTTGATTTCGACAACTGCATCACTGATGGGAAGATTCACCCGGACGTCGAGGCGCTGCTGGTCGATACCTATGCGGAGTTCAGCCCCAGTGGGCGAGGTCTGCGCCTGTTCTACCAGGGCAACCTGGGCAACGGTAAAGCACCGCTGAACAGTTCGTTTGGCATGGAATGCTTCAGCACGAAAGGCTTTGTCACGTTCACAGGCAACACGCTCGAGCTCACGGAGCTGCTGGGCAACGCGGACGTGGTGGCTCCGCTCTCAGACGCTGTGCACCAGCTGTATTCCAGGCGGTTCGCAAGCAAACCCGACATGGTCGAGGTGTCGAGCAGCGGGGAGCCCACCGGTCTTTCGCCGCAGCAGATTGAGGATTGCCTGGCCGCGCTGCCTACCGACTTGCATTACGACGATTGGCTGATGGTCGGCATGGCCATCCACTGTGAGACGCAAGGCCAGGGGTTCGAGCTGTGGGATGAGTGGAGCATGCGTTCGGGCAAGTATTCAACGCGCGAGTACAACGAAGAGCGCTGGCGCAGTTTTGGCAAGGGCGGCGGGGCCCAGGTGACGGGCCGAAGCTTGGTACA